CATACACGCTTGCATTCTCGTGCAATCTCTGCACTCTGTGCCAGTGTTTCGTGCTGACAAGGACCTGCGATAATTCTCATTTGTCATCCTTTATAATGTAGTAGATGTCTAGAAGTTTTTTCATCTGTAACTCTAAGGTAGGATTAGTTTTTGACAGTTTCATCATATCTTGCCATTCACTCCAGCTAAACAGATTGCCTGTTGCTTTACATAATGCATCTTCGTCTCCTCCTATGATCCAACGAGGAATTTCAGGTCGAGTTTGATAACGAGCATAAACTACTCCGTCTACTCTCTCGTATATTAGCGGTTCATTTGATTTTAGATTTCCCAACTTCTGTTCCTATTGTGCGACGAACTATATCATCATGTGAAAACTCTGCCCAATATAGTTCAAATGCTACGCCGTCTTCTACACCTTCAAACTGATGAATCTTACCAGGCTTGACCTGCGTAAAGTCACCTGCATGTAAGACAGTTTCGTCTACTAAGCCATCTTGATCTCCGTCTTGCCAAACACGAACAATCATACTGCCTGACTCTACATAGAAGCCATTCCATTTGTATCTGTGCTCATGCTCTGAACATTTATACCCTGCTTTGAATTCAATTCGATGAAATTCAAGAACACCGTTGGCATGTATAAGTTCAGTGTTCCCCCATATTTTACCAGCTTTAATTCCCATTGTTTCTCCTTATAATAATTTTGCTTGATCAATAACTTCGCTTTGTCTATTAATCTCTTTAATAAAATATGCACACTGCGGATTATCTCCGGTTGTAATTGGCACAGTTAACAGTTGTCCGTTTTTTGTTTTAGGAAAATACCATTTAACATCTGTATAAAAATTTACTATTTCTAGTCTACCAAAATCCATTTTATAACTAGTCAAGGGATTAAACAAAAATGCTTCAAACCCCCTGTCATTTAAACTTGTTAATGGTAGTATTTCTAAATCTGAACCTGCTTCTGAACATCCTACTGCTACTGACCAATCCACTGGCATTGTTATTTCGTGTCCATCGATATTTAGTACCATAGCAGGAGCACTGAAACTTTCTAAAAATATCAGTGGCATAAAAAAGAAATCAGGTTCTTTTGGATCTGAGTTGTCTAATACTGAAAAGCGAACGTCGTCGTCGATCTGTTCAGGCAAACTGTCTATTTCAAAACATTGATTTTCTAAGGTTAAAATCCTCATTACGTGTTAATTCCAATCTATTTTTTCTATTGTAAATGGATATTCTGCATCTCGATAAAATTTCTTACGCTGTGTTAAATGTCGTTTTGCGTATTTACAAGTGCTAGTAACATCCCATATCTGTACAAAATCTTTGTCTTTTGCCTTTCTTACGCCTCTGCCTATACTCTGAATAACTCTAACAAAACTTTTACCCGGCTCTAACAACACAAGATTAAAGATGCGAGGAATGTTAAGTCCAACCGCAGCAACACCATAGGTTGCAATAATCACTTCGTTGGTTCCTTCATGAATAGTATCGTATGTGTCTTTTCTGTCTTTTACTTTTACTGACCCGCTGACAAATGTACTGTTGGGTATTAGTTCTGTTAGTGCTTCGCCTGCTGATATCCTGTCAACTAATATCAGTGTGTTGCCTGACTGCTTGACAGTGTTCATCATTTTGGCAATGTATTCAATTCGTTCTTTGTTGGTAACAAGATATTTCAATTCTTCTTGATAACCCGAATGTACCTGAGTATCAATCAACTGACAGATGTTAACGTGACAGTTTGACAATACTCCTTTGTCCTGCAATTCTTTTGCACTGACCTGGCCAACAACAGGACCAAGACTTGCAAGTATGCTTTGAAACTCTGCATCTTCTTTGGGCACTGTGCCAGTTAATCCCCAGCGTATCGGAGCATTGCGAAGATTCTGTGTAAGCAGTTTCTTTAATACTTCAGCCTTGGCCATGTGGCAATTAGACACTACAGCATTATTTGCAATGTAATTATGATCCTGTTCTATATGTAGATTGTATGTTTCCTGAGGTTTTTCAATTTCTTTTTTTCTAACTAGTTTCATAAAGTTTCCTAATTTTATTTTGTGTTTTAGTGTCAAACTCTGTTAAATTTGTAGGTATTGATTTAGATAGAAAATAATCTTTATCTGCTAATAAAAAAGTATATCCATTTTCGGTACACCATTCTTTAGCAGCAGAAATTTTTGCTTGTGTCTTTGCATTATTAACCAGTTCTTGAGGTTTAACTTCTATTACTATTTTAGTTTCATGATTTACAAAATCTATAATGTAGATACAATCTCGATTATCAAATTTGTAAGGAATTCTTAATGTCTCGTATTCTGCACTATTGTCAAAATAATGATACAACGCTTCCCAGGAACTTCTATATTTTTTATTTTTGTAAAAAGAATCCCAATGAGTATTTCTATTATTAGAGTTAGGTGTAAATTCACCTAACAATATTTTTTCTTTCATTAACTCACTGCGATGCTGTTTTCCTTCATCTGAATGCTTCCTGCCAAACATTCCGTTTTTATCACCGCGATTGGCATCTCCTATCTTTTTTTTAGTATCTTCTGCACAAGAATGCGAGTAAGGATAATTGCCCTTCATTCCTTTGTTCCAAGGAATGCCTCCGACATGATTAAGATTTTGTTTTATTTTTTCTTTGTGTTCCTTTTGACAATTGATTCCGCCTTTAACAGATATTAAAGATCTACACTCTTGTTCTGCAGTTGCTCTACTCGGTTCATCTGTACTATAGATTCTATCAAAGTTTTTCTTCCAAACATTGTCTCCATTCATTACTCGTCTTTTACACAACCGCACTTCTTGTTCTGAGTTGAGAATTAATCCATTTGATAAAATAACTTCTTTGCCAGTTATCTTTTCTGCTTGCAATTGTTGATTGTGTTCTTTTAAAATTCTATTAAATCTTTCTGTGTCAAACTGCTTTGCCATAAATACATCTCCTTTAGCCGTATGTATTTATGTCAATAATCTCTAAATCTTCTGTTAATTCGTCTGCTCTAACCCATCCTTTGTTAGTTAGGAATTTGTGGTTAGCAGTGACTTTAGTAGTAATGCCGTTGTCAAATTCTAATTCTAACATTTTTTCACTTTCACTGTGTGTTAGATTTTTATGGACTTTAATAATGGTATCTTCTTTGTATTGTTTTGTTTTTTCGCAAAAATTAATTACTTTGTCGCCTGCTTTCAAATCTTTAATGGGTGTTTTGCCTTGAGGCGTAGAAATAAGAGTATCGCCGTTAAAGCACTCATCTACTATAACTGACGAAATATCTTCTAGCATTTCTGCCAATGACAATACTTCTTTACCGTCTTTGTTTCTTTTGTCGAGAATGTTCAGACTTTGCCAAGTGCATATAGTATGTGTTCGACCCAGTTCTTTTCTGTCACCGAAATACACACCGACATCAAGTCCGCAGTTGATATAGTCTTCTTCTGTCTGTTCAACAAGACTTTTGTTTGGAACAATTACAACAGTTCTACCATGCTGTTCGCATAGATGGCTCAGTGTAGCAGTGGTGATTGTTTTGCCTGCACCTGTTGCAATTTCCTGTAGACTCTGCGGATTAGCAATAAAGTTGTTAACTGCTGTGACCTGATAGTCACGCAGCATAATTAACTCACCTTCATAAGGATGGCCTTTGGGCCAACACACACCTTGATCCGCCCAATATCGTTCGGTAACAGGTTCAAAGTTTAAATCAAACTTTCGTCTATGATCTTCAATGTCACCTATTCTTACTCGATTCTTTTCTAATTCTTCTATGATAATATCCAGATGATTTAGAAATCCAGAACCGCCGATGCCAAAGAATCCTACCTTGCCATCCCATCTGCCCAGCTTGTACTGCGGAGTATGTTTAGCATAAGCCAGTTCATATTTTAGACGATTAGAAATTTTTCGTCTTACATCAACTGCTAAACCTTCTAATTTTATGTTAACTTCATCTTGAATTACTAATTTACACTCTGTCATATATAATAATTTGAATACCTTCTAAATGGGCTTAAATCGCGATCTCTAGTAATATTGAGATCACAGTTGTTCACCAAATATGCATCGACAAATCGATTCATCATGCCGCCGAAATTTATTGCAGTAATAGGCTTGAAGTCAGAGTCAAGCAGCAGCTTAGGGAGTTTATTAGTATCAATATACACAACCTTAGTATTGCTGTCAACCCAATTATTCAAGCCTTTTTGTTTTATAAAACGATTAAATTCAGTATCTCCGTCTTGACGAAACAGAACACTCTGTTCTTCATTTGAAACAATATTTTTAAGTTCGCTCCATATTTCGAATATTTGATCTTCTGCGTTTTTGTAGTCTAGCAACACTACCATAGGAAATCTATCTAAACTATAAACAGCTTCAACTGTCTGCTGCATAGTCCACTTGTCAGGACTACAGAGAAACTCGCAGGATTCTCTGTTTACAATTTCGCCAACAAGAGAGTCGTCATTTACAGTGTCAAAATTAACAAGTCCATAACGACGATGACGATCAATTGTTTGATAATAGTTTAGGTTGTCAGGAATTTTATTTTTTACTTTAAAAGTTTCGCCATTCAAAACACAGTCGATATGCTCACTTGGATTTTCTTTTATTGTTTTGATCTTTTTATAAAATTCTACAACGTCGTTGTCAATTTCAAAATTGCGATCTTGAAATGTCTCTACAACGTCGTGTACTATGCTTTCTTTAAAAACAAAATAATGCTCATGTGAGCCGCGCTGATGGTGATAGCTGCGACGATGTTTGCTAGTAATCTTTTCCAACGCAGCAATTGTTTTTTTGTTAAACGGAAATCGTATTTTTAGATACTTTGTTTTGTCTTTTGATTCTTTAAGGGTGTTGGGCAAAAAATCTACAACAGTAACAGTTTTACTGCGATCAATCTCTCTGAGAGGCAAACGAATATTTTCAAGTTTGCTTGGGAGATTTTCGACTCCGTTGTTTTCAAACTGTGCTTCGTAGGCAAGAAGCTTTTCTTTCACAAGAGCATACTGCCTGTCAGTAAGTGCTGTGCCTCTATAAATCTGCCTTGCTATGCTGTTTAAAATAGCAGCATCGCTAGGGTCGATTTTAAATCCATAATCAGCAGATTTTAATCCTGTTAAAATCTCAAGACAGTCTTCTACGGTGTGTGCTAAATTATTCATAACTACAATATAACGTATTATAGTTTGTTTGTCAAGCGGTTAAGTGGGATACCTTTGGCAATTTCTTTCACAGTAAACTCTGTCCAGGCATAGTCATTCAGCCACTGTGTTCTGTCTGGCATTGCAGGATTTTCGATATCTTTTAGATTGGCAATGTCATTGGCTACATCATAGGCAAGGCTGTGACTGCTGACAAAACTAGGAACACCGTTGAGAACGCTGTGTATACCAGGATTTGAACTCCAGTTTACTGTTGCCCATATGTCATTAAACTCCATGTCAAAGTCGTCGTATGTGTCACGCAGTTTCTTCGGTTCTTGTCTGTAGACGTGTTTAAGACTGCGTTCGATATGTTCTAGTCTACATCTAGGATGTGGTCTAAATATAATAGGACGATCAGTGTGTTTGCGTATCTCGTCGTATGTTTGTAAAAACCAATTGCTCATACGGGGTTGTGCTTGCCACTGTAGGCTGCGATCATGCTGACCAGCTATGAGAATATATTCGCCTTGTGTTCGCCATGGAGTTAATTCTATGCCCATGTCAATACTGCGATCACTGTTATTGTTTATATCTCCAAAGTAAGCATCACGGTTTATACCGTTTACGCCTACCTTCCACGTTTTGCCTCGATCGATTCCTCCGACTTCGAGTATAATAACTGGCTTTTTTGAACGTCGACAATAATCCCAGACAGCACGGTTTCGAGCCATACGGCCGTGAAATAAAACGCTCCAAATAACATGAACATCGGAATGTTCAAGATCATTAGAATCATAAACAACGCCGCCGCTGTTGATAACGCTATGAGCAAAAGCATCAAACACAGAGCGAGAATTAAGCGCACCATATTCTCTCCACAGTTTAAATTTTTTGCCAGTAAGGCTCATTTCTATGACCCATTAAATCTTTGCGTTTGCTTGCACCTTCGAATTTTCTATCACCTTTCATATGATCCATCCACTGACCTAGTTTAGAATTAATAAGAGGGTGGCCGCCGCCGCCGGTTTTAGCAGTGTTGGTAAGATATATTTCTGCTGAATAATCCAGTACATTAGGCGCTGTCTGTTTCATGTTGTTTAGAATATGTCCAAATACAAAACTGTCGTGCCATTCTTCTAATGTGAAAATACCTCGATCTGCATCTTCGTACATTCTTTCAAATTCCAATAAAAATTCTTGACACACGGGATCTTTTAGATTCAAACCATAAAATCCACATTCTGGCCAAGACTGTGATCCCCCGCCTCTGCCTACATATGTGATCCAGCTGGTAGTAGGCAACAGTTCTGCAAAATCTTCATAACTCCAATCTGAATGAATTATTGAATCAGCATCCATCCATACACACCAATCCTTACTACGTTTACACGCATCAAATACAGCATATACTTTATTAGCAAATCTCACAGCATCCCATTTAAAAGCTTTGTGGTAATCTCTAGGTCTGCGCCTTTTGATTTCGTCAGGTGGTGTGCCATTGGCTTTGGGATCGTTTTTCCATTTTTCTTTGAATTGATTTAGTTTTGTTAACTGTGTTTCTGCATTTAAAATTTCTATACGAGTCGGATCAGGATTCTCTGGTTTACAGTCCTCTGCATAAACAATTAATTTGATTCTCTTATCTACGTGTCTAGCAAAACTGTCTAAAAAGTTTTTGCCATAAACTCCATAATGTTTACTGTGAAAAGTAGTTACTACTGTTATGTGTTTTGGTTCTGTCATTTTATTGCCCAATTTCTAAGATGTTGCCATGCGGTGCCGTCTTTTAGTTCGTCAAGACTCCAATGCATTTGTGCCATTTTTAATATCCACGATTCTCTATCAAATTCTCGAATGTTTTCTAAATCTTTTAGATTGTGATGAGCAACTTCGGCTGCTTGACTATTATTCGGGTCTAACACAAAGGTAGGTATGCCTTCAATTGCTGCTGCTACAGCAGGACTCGAATTATAATTAATTACTGCATGTACATTATCAAAGTCTTGTAAAATATTTGGATTGTTACTGACCTTAACATCTTTCATTCTATATCTTGCTATTGCTCTTTTATGAGCTAATACATTTTTATCGCCAGGATGAAAACGAATTACGATAGTTCTGTCGGAATATTTTCTAATATAAGATATAGTTTTCATTAACCAAGGAATTAATGCTTTTCCGCCCATACTCCATCCGCCGTCTCGTTGGCAGCAGATTAGAATATTGTTACCTGTTTTTTGTTGCGGCTTCAAACCTATTCCCAGATTTTTCTTAATAAGCTCCCAGCGCCCGGGGTCAGGATCTGCATTACAGTATTCGCCAGTTGAAGGAAATATACCATCATAACTGTATCTCAAAAACTTTTTACTATTGCCGGGGTCAGCATATAGAAAAAGATTCGAATCTACTATAATACTGCGATTACCGTCTTGCTGTTGTTTTTCAAAAACTGCTTTTCTTAAATTTAAATGTTGACTGTTTTTACTTCCGGGATGAACATATCCTTGGACTACTGCTACATCTGCATCAACAGGTGTATAATCAGTTACTATAGTTCCTTCGTCGCCGTTTCTCCATACACCTTCTATGAAATTTACAATAATAGCTGGCTTTTCTGGATTGGTATTACCCGGAGGAATACCCATGAGATATGATGCTACTTTCATCGTAAATCATACTCCTCTATAAGATTCATAGTCATACCTTCTGCCATTTCAGCAGGAGTATATTGGCAATACCCTAACCAGTGCTGCCACTTAATTACTTTTTCAATATCACTATATAAAGGTGATTCAATTTCTGTTAAATCTTTTTTACAGAATTCGTCAGCTGCGTTAGGTGCTAATGTAAAGGCAGGGATGCCAAAACCAATTGCTTCTGTTGCTGCAATACTGTTATAAGTTACAACTGCAAATATATTATCGTCTTCTATTTGATGATAGATGCTGTTACGTCCTATTCGCTCTCTTCTTAGACCTTTATCTCTAATTATTATAGGGCGATCAGTATTCTCTTTAATTTTTTTAATTGTTTCTTCTACCCAAGTATCTCTATTAATTCCGTAAAACAAACAAGGTTTATCAGAAGGGGTTACTAGTAAGATTGCTCTTCCGTCTTTTTTCCAATTTTTAAATTGTAAATACTCTTTTTCTTTAGCAATTCTTTTAAATCTATCTTCAGGTAAATCGTACCTAGGCACAGAATGTTGCATACCATTTTTTACAACTCTGTGCCAATCTTTTCTTTTGTTAAGATTGCCAATATATCCAGTGTCTATGTAATAATAATTTCGATTTTGTTTTTCGCATAATTGAACTGTTTTTCTCTGAGTCATGCTACGAAAAATTACAGAAGAATTTGTAGGAATTTCATTAAGAGATTTCCAGTTATTTAAAAATTCTGCATTAGTTCCTTTAGCCAAACATTGTACAATAGCATCAGAATTGTCGTATGCATATATCTTAGTCATTCATCATTGCCTGTAATTCTGCTTTCCAAAGTTCATGAAATTCGCAGTCTCTGTAATTTTCAAACCACGGTCCGCCTTCTGTATAGTGTATTAGTTTAGGAACGTTGATGTCGTTGTACACTCCAACTAGATAATTCCAAGTATGATCTAAAGATCCAATTTCTTCATCTTTGAGCCAACTAAAACGATGTAGATAAGCACCGTTGATTTCAGGATCGTTAACAAGATCCTGAGTTAGTTTTCGATTGCTGGGATGACCGCAATTGATCAACATCACACTGCTCCAGTTTTTTCTAGGATACACTGTTTGAGCTTGCCCGTCCATTTTAACACCTTCTCGGGGAGTATAATCATGTTGAACACACATCACTGCATAATCATCGTCTGCTTGGTCGAACAGCTCTTTGATGTCTGTAGTGAGAATCATATCACAATCCATAAACAAAGCCCAACCGTCAAAGTTTGCAAGTTCCGGAATTAAAAATCTAGTAAATGTAAATTCTGTACTTGCTAGTTTATCGACTGGGCGAGTATACCAACCTTTTTCTCTAAGTTCATTTTGTTTTAGTGGAATTACTTCTGCATTGGGTTGTCTAGAAACAATACTGTGTTTACACACTTGATATGCTATATCTTCTCTACTATCCCAACCTACAAATACCTTCATTGATCTCGCCTTTCTATATCTTCTTCTGTGCACTTTTCACCGTACTGCACTTCTAATACATGACAGGGTTCTGTGCTGTTGTTAACTGCACAATGCCATACTCCTACATCTACTATGTATGTAGTATTCTTTGTCATTTGTTGAGTGTGTTTACGGCCATTATACTCTGTATTCATTTCTAGCTCGCCGCTTAGTATATACCAGTGTTCTGATCTGTATTGGTGCTTTTGATCAGACAACTGTGACTGGGGATTTATTACTAATTCTTTGACTTTGATTCCTTGATCAGGTTTGTCATCAAGCACACGCCAGTGCCCCCAGTTGCGTTGTGTTTTTTGAGTTTTCCACTCATCCAGTATCCAACTTGAGCTGTTTTGTTTATTATCTCCTCCAACTGACCATGCGAATTCAATTCCATAGGTATTTTTGTACATTTTGTACTCAGGAGTAGTGCCGTTGTTTCTATCACCGCCGTTGGCAAATACAATAGTAGAGTTCGGGCCGTGTGTGCTTAACATGTAAAAAATAGCATGACAGGCTGTGTTGTCTTCGTCATTAAACGCAATAACATCATCTACCATTTTGAGATTTTTTATTATCTCAGCACGTTCTTCAAAAGGCATAAACGGTCTTCCTTTTTTGCGTGAGAGCCATGCGTCACTGTTAAGGGCGACAACTAATTTGTTGCCTAGTGCTTTTGCTGCTTTAAAATATTCTATATGTCCACTGTGTAGAGGATCAAAACCGCCTGTACAAAGTACAATTTTCATGTAGATATTTATACAGGTATTTAACTCGGTAAATAGTTTTATGAGTTATTTTCCTAAAATTACCAAAGATAAAAAACCAATATTGTTTATTCATATCCCAAAAACGGCAGGGACATCTGTTTTACGATGGTATGAGAAAACCTACGGAAAAAAATTTGTTAAAGAACATCACCACGCACCTAGAAGATTTAACAAATTTTTAGACTATAATTATAAGTCATTTAGTATTGTTAGAAATCCATACGATCGTGCTTTTTCATTTTACAAATTTAGAAAACAGGTTATTAAACACCAACAAGAGGATATATCTGACTTTCAGAACGAACTCAATGCATGGAACAAAGGTTTTGATTATTGGGTTAAAAATTATTTTCACTATGATTGGCCGCTACCTAAAAGAAAAAAACCTATATACAAAATAAATGGATTTGGATTTAATCCTACAGATACTCAATACGATTATCTCACTATTAATAACAAAATTTCTGTTGATTTTATTTTAAATTTTGAAAATCTAAGTAATGATTTTTTTTTAATTAAAGATTATGTAAATTCTAATGTAGATTTACCAGTTGAAAATGTAACAAACGGAAATTGGGATAATTATAGAAAATATTATACAGAAGAAAGTAAAAAAATTATTACAAAATATTACGAGAAAGATTTAGATTATTTTAAATATGTATTTTAATCTATATATTTAAATATTGTATCATCGCTAATTGTTCCAATTTCTTCGTATCCAAACCTAATTACTAAATCTTTAACTTCATTGTCAGTGTGATTGTAATGTTCTCCTAGGCCATTTAGCTCTAGTGCAATCACAGGTTTACAACGCTTTATAGTTTCTACTGCACCCACTAGTGCAAACTTTTCAAATCCTTCAATATCTAAATGTATCAGATCTACAATAGGAAGATTTAAGTTATCAAGTATCAGTGTAGGAATATTTCCTTCCCCTTTAACACGATACCCTCCGCTATTAGGCTTTTTGTGATGAATTTCGTCGTATGATAAATTTACAAAATTTGGAGTATTGCCCAAACATCCCTGAAACTTAATTGTATTAATCGATGTATTTTTTGTTAAACAATAAAAATTAATAGGATCAGGCTCAAATGTATAAACAATATCGAATATATCTTCGTACATCTTTACATACATCCCTGCATTCCCGCCTGCTTGTACAACTACACGTTTTTTATTAGTGTAAGCCGAAACGTTTTTAGGAACGTCTTGACGTCTTGATAGATATTTCCAACATGCAGTATCATGCTTAGGCCACCACCAACCTTCCCTTTGTTCTATTAAATTTTCCATTATGATGACAAATGTCCTGTATTAGTATGCGATCCTCCAAATCGATTAAATATACCTTTAGGGTTTAGCATTACAACACTAGGTTTTGTATATTGTATGTTGCAGTACATTAGGTTAGGCTGTACATCAGCTGGAAGTATGCCATGATCTTTAGTTGCTTGAATTAATTTTGTTGCACCAGTAGGTTTAATAATATATCCAAATGCTCCTTTAATATGATTATTATTAATATATTTAAACTTATGATCTCGAGTACGCTTGCTTTTTAATGTATTAACTTCTATTTTATTTTCAGATTCTAGTTCAATTTGTGCAATATATTCTTTACCATTAGTAGATAATCCTAAATGTGTATGTCTAGTAAAATCTAAATTTAGATAATTATCGAACAATTCTAGTATATTATTAGGAAGTTTTTTAATAAAAATAGCATCATATTCTAATACACCTATAGGCCTATTCTCTTTGACAGATTTTTTCCATAAAAAATAATGAGACAAAAAACAACCAAGGACTCCTTTACCTCGGCGATTTACTTTGTGTGCGCCAGATGGGTTAACAAATAATTTCTCTTCATTAATAATATTATCAATATTTGAGTATATGCCTGCATAAGGAATGACATTTATACCAAACTTTTTTCCAGAGTTAATTGCATCATCCAGAGGATCTTGCGAATTAGAATCGTCCTGTTTATGAATACAATAAAAATTAATCATAACGTTGCGTCTTCCATGCCTGCTACTCTAAGTTTTACAACATTTGTGATCTGCCATTGCTTCTGATCTAACGCCTTAAGAACGCCTAACCACTTGTTGCGCATAAGAGCAAACTCGTTAATGACTTTTTCATAATCAACAACGTCAGATTCACCGTCGACATATTTTTCTACGTCACGACTGCTCAGAGCCCGTTGATAATTTTCAAGATACTTTTTGAAAATAGAGCTGCGCAGTCTACGCAGCTCTATATTTAGATACTCTAAGATTGCTTCAATTTCTTGAAGCTGATTAAAACGATTTTCTACAATACCGGGCATACTTGCCGCAGCACGTTCGACATTGCCAGTCAGTTTTACTTCCTGTCTAGCCTGTTGTAACTCTGTTTCAAAGTATGCAACAGCATCAGGAATGCGTGAAATATCTCTTGATATTTCTGAATACCAACCCATTACTCGTCCCAATCCTCTTCGTCTTCGGTATACAGATCAGCATCGATTTCTAGATAATAACCAATAGCTTCGTCTAGACCGATGTCAGTACCAATTGCTTCCTTGAATGTTTCATCTGAAACTCCATAGTCGGCTAACAAATCAATATACTTTTCTGCTATTGTTTCCAGCTGTTTTTTGTCTAGATATTCCTTAAACAGTGTCCAAATATCTGCAATCTGTTCTTCGTTCATTCTTCAGTGTGCTCCTCAGTAAATTCTTCATCAGTTACATCTTCGTCAATAACTTCGTCGGTATTTACCAAAGGTTTTGTTTTTTCTTCGAATTCGCGCATAATCATATCTAAGCGTTCACCGGTCCACTGCTTTCTGTAATTGAGATGCTCTTCACCATTTACGTCAGTGTATTTTAAACGGTTACCCTGCTTTACTAGTAGATCCTTCTTTTCAAAAAGTTCTACTAGACCACTGTAGGGATTCATTCCAGTTTCGTAGGGAATTTTAACCTGTACACCTTCAAATGGCTTTGAATAACGAGTCTTCATTACTTTACAACCGGCACGAATACCCATAACATCTGAAATCTTATTACCGTCTTCGTCTTCTTTTAACTTTAGCTTTTTCATTGCAACTACAATACTAGAAGCGTAGATAAAGCCTTGCCCGCCTGATATCTTATCATCAGGATCAAACATGTCTTGACTTGCATATGTGTGATTAGTGCAAACTAATCCCACGTTGTGAGTACCGATCATGTTTACTGTGTTGCGAACTAATGCTGTGAGTGCCTTGGGCTTACGGCCCATGTCACCTTTCATATCACCTTTATTGAACTGATCAACATCGGTAGGCGTAAGCAGCATACCGAGACTGTCAACTACAAATAAAACTTTGGGACGATCTTCTTCAGCCATTGATTTGTAATCATCCATGAACGTTGAAATAGTTTTAGCAACGTCGTCAATCATACTCATATTAAGTTTTAGCAGTTTGTCTTCTGCTGTGTCAACGCCCAGTGCTTGCAACCAGGATTCGTCAAGTGCGTTTTCACTATCAATTAGCACAACAAAGATGCCTTGTTCCTGTGCGTTTTTAACAATATTACCCGAACAGAAATAGCTTTTACCTGCACCTGATTCGCCTGCAAATACAGTTACCTTTCCAAGCGGAACACCTTTGTTGAAGTCGCCTGAAATAAGATAATTCAGTGCGTATGAACCAGTGCCGACCCAATCTGTAGGATCATTAAAACCTGCACTCATACCTTTAATACTCTTAGTTAGATCCTTGCGGAACTTACTAACATCAAATGATTTAGTCATTGTGTCTCCTTTTTCTATGACAAGAGTAGATTGCGGATATAGACCCGCAATCTATTTTTAATCAATATTACTGATTTTGTCTTGAACGAATCATTGCAAGAATGTCCTGTGCGCCGCCTGTGTCAGCTGGTGCAGCAGCTTTTTCTTCTGCAGGTGCAGAAGCTGTTTCTTCTTGCTTAGGCTCTTGCCAGCCACTGTCATTGTTAGACGATGTGTCATTTGCAGAACTTTGACTGGTTGCAGTTGCCTGTGGGCTTGCTGCTTTTGTTGGATCACCAGTACGAGCTGCCATTCCTGCTGGACGGAAATACTGACTCCAACGATCAGGATCATATGGCTCGCCGTCAACTGACGCTTCAAACATTTCCTGCATTACCTTTTGTTCAACATCACCTGGCTTCTTAGGAAGGAAGTCATGTAGACTAAACAGTCCGTGTGTATTAATTGCTGACATTTCTTGATCCGAAAGGGGACGCTCACGACGTGCCCAGTTAGATGTTGAATAATCAGCATAACCACCTTTTGAAGTTTTGTTAAGACGGAAGTCAATACCTGTTGTGTAATCAGTAGGCAGTTCTTCCATGTCAGGATCAAGCAAGCTGCTTTTAATGATTTGGAAAATCTGAGGACCAATAATAAAGCGTCTAATTGGATTTTCTGGCTGTGAATCTTCTTTCAAAGGATCATCAGTTACAAAGCCTTGCATAATATATGAACGCTTTTTCCAATACTTACGACCCATGTCTTCGAGACTTGAATCCTTAAACCACCCACGTACTTCGTTTAGAATGTTACAGGTTTCGCCGTACATTTCCATGCAGGGTATCTGTACCTGTACAGGACGCGAATCTGTTTCGCCTTTGACACCTGCAAATGGCAGTTTAATCATAAGGCGTTCTGCCCAGAAAAAGTCATTGGTGTCGTCGCCATCTGGCACAAACCGCAGTGTTGCTGTTTGTCCTTCTTGCATATTCCAAAATGGGTAAATTGCGTTATCGCCCGGTGCGTTATTTCCACCTGTGCGATTTTCTTGTTCTTTGAGCTTTGCTCTGATTTCTAAGAGTTAGCGGATTAAATACCCGCTAACCTTGAGATGTCGTTTAACTCGTAATCGTCTTCTTGTATATCAGGTTCTCTGTAGCCCATTACTTCTGATACTCTTTCATTGATACGCTCAATGAATGCCTTTGCGGGTTCTATGAACTCTTCGCCATAGTCCTTTTCAATCATAGTTAATACTGCGGTTTCGCCTTTGGGAAATTGACCTGTGGTATAATCAAAATACGAAAGAATAAATTCTGATATCGGTGTCTGCTGTTCTTTTTCCAGTGTGATTTCATCACCGTCTGGACCTTGAACTTTGTCGCCTTTTTTCTTGCCGTTCATTTTTGCTTGGCGAACAGCATTAGCATATGCATTGCCTTCTTCTTGATTAGACTGCATTAGTTCCCATAAACTAGTTGCAATATTATTAGCATTACGACGATCAGTATCTCTCTGTGCAGATTTGTTTTGTCTAATTAGATTTTTAACTTCTTCACTGTTTGTCATTTGATACAAGTCAATTAGTGCCGACTCAACCTGCTGAGCAAAAATACGATGTTCTTGATCATCAGAACTTTGTTCAATGCCTTTGGCCATTTTACGGATTTTACCCATTAATTCCATTGCTGAGTTATTGGCATCTTGTTCAGTACTTTCAAATTCTCTGCCTTTGTCTTGACTAAACGATTTTTCTTTGTCAACACGAACTTGAGTTTCGCCAAATTTTGATACTACTTCTTCACTGTTTAACCAGTTGCGGAACTTTCTATACTGTGCTTGATCCATGACAAACTGATTTAGATTAGGTCTAAACGAGTTCATTATCTGCGGTGCGCTTTTTCTTAAGAAACTCATTAGTCTGTTGTTGTCTATGCTAAAATACTTTGTAGTCTCTGATTCAGCATCCTTGTAATTTTTCATTGCTGATTTTGCATGGCCTTTTGGTAAACGCTTTTTGCCTGAACCTTTTTCTCTTTTCTTAGTTGGATCTTGGTCTTTATATTGCACAGTAATGCCTTGCTGTTTGCCAAACTTTTCTAACACATCCAGTGCTTCGTCAAAGTGATCATACTTTTTAGACAACATTGGATTATCTACAAATACTGTGATATCTTTTGCACCTACAAATACTTTGTCATTCTTAACATCTTTTACTGCTTTTATAATGTCTTCTTTTGTAGTCAGCTTCATATACTTCCTTGAAGCCGAATCCATTTTTAGTTCTGCTGGAGAGTTGGCAAAGCCAGCAAATGCTGTGAGATAAGAATCACCCGAAGGAGTTTCACGATCTCTAAAACGCATGTACACTGTGCCTACTTCTGCTTCGTCTATTTCGTCTTCAGACTCGCCTACCTTTACGCAGTTGTCTACACGCTTGCCGCCCTTCATCTTAGTGCCTTGTCTGCGGTAGCCTTTCCAACATGCTTTGCCGTCTAGGCCTTTTTGCTTTTCTGCTTCTGTAAATGTACGCCAGCTTGGGTTGCCACAGTCTTTACAAACATCTGCAAACTGACCCATTGTATCTTCAAATGCCTGTTCCAGTTCAAACTCTTCTTTGGTTTGCTTTTCTGCTTTGCTATACTTGTCTCTAAGACGTCCTAGTTCTTCTTGCGATGCACCGTTACGTCCTGCTTGTGCAGCTTTTTTCATATATTCTTTGCCGTGCTTCTTTACACCTGTGTGATACTGCAATCCACTTTCGTCCAGGTCGTCGCTCTCTGGCACACAGTTAGGAACTTCTTTACCGTTCTTCTTCTTCATGCCAACCTGCTTGTAGTTTTTCCAACATGGATCGTCGTCTTCATCAATGAGATCCTCTGGACCCAATTCTTTGGCACGAGTAGCTTCGCCTACCAGTCTATAGATATAAGGAAATACGTCTTTGAGTTCTTCATTGAATTGACGAATAGTAAGTTGATCTACCCAGTTTTCTTTTACGTCGTCTGGTACATCTTCAAACACAGGAGTTTCATACGAATCTATTGCTTCTTGATACTTGCTGCGATTTTGTAAACCGTTGATTGTTTTTCTAATGGTATCTACACGCTCTTTTACTACATCCATATAACCAGCTAGGCTTTCTGCCATTACGTTTGAACGGCCTACATAGTTTTTGAACTTGCGCAGCTTCCACATTTCTTCACTCAGTGTTGTAATGTGTGAACCGAAACTATCATATGGCTTTCCGCCTTCTGCTACGTGACGAGCCATTGCTCTAGCACCGCTGAGATGACGATATGGATATTTGAATCTCTCACCTTCTGTGCTTTCGATGTAGATAGAACCGATATTTCTTGTTCTTGCTGCGGGAATTTCTTGGTTGATATTTTCGTTGTGTTTAATAACGATTCTAGCACCGTCTACGTTTTGATAACTTACACGACCTGTCCCGTATAGTTTTGATTCGTTCATTGTTTCGTCTCCAGAGCGATTGGCTGCTAAAAATTTATAATCTCTTTTTGTTAGATTTGATTTTGTAATATCTCTTACATCAAAGTTTAATAGACGCTTTTTGGAAAACTTTCTCAGTTCTTTAAGAAAATTGTACCATTCTTTTTGAGTTAATTTATCTTCATTTTGAATAAAATCTCGTGAATAAATTACCGAAAGTCCTTCGTCTTCAGATATGCTAACACTGACTTTGCCTAGTTTTCTTTCACCTGATTTGTAATCAAAATCAAAGAAACGAGCTTCTGTTGGCTCGTTGGTTACGTTTCCTTCTTCGTCGCCAATGGTTACATTAGGAAAACGTCCCCTGATTTTTTGAAATAAATCTTCGCCTATTCTACTTAAATCTTTCATATTGTATTTATTAAATTGAACTGCTTATAAAGATAGGCATAGGCTGTTCATAATCATCCTCTTGTTCTATTTGCGTAAATGTGTCGTATACTCTAGGATCCCAGTCTTTTAACACTGTCATCATTCTCAAAGCCAACAGTGTTGCTGAAACCAAATCGTCTGTTGCTCCTACCTTTGCTTCGAAACTGCTGCCTGTGGCAATAAACCCTTTGAGTTCAGATACCAATGGTTTTGATCGTATGGTAATTTTATCATTTTCTATCATGGTTTTTAATCTACTACAGGCTGTGATTTTACTGCCGTGAGTAGTGTTAAATCCTCTTCTAAACTTTCTTACGTGTCCTTTTCTAATAGGCTCACTTACAAAAAGTCCTGGTATATTTTCTTCACCAAAGTCTTGGATAACAATAAGTGCAGCTTCACCGATCCCATTGTTTTCTACGCTCCAGTAAATACTTTGTGGATTTTTTGTCTGTTCAGCTATGTAATTGCAGATATCTCTTAATACTCGTATCTGCCCTGGTATTGCAGTTGTATTGTGTTGCCATTCTGCTACCTGTTCATACGAAGGCAATTCATAAACTTCTATAGCAGCATGATCACCACCTGTGCCCATTGAAGGATCCAGTGCTACTACATATGAATATTTTGAACTGGGCTTTTTGTACCAGCGTGTTTGACCCATGTTTAGCAAAGGCGACTCGCCTTCCATTACTGCTAATTTAAGACTACTAATCAGTGTCTCGTCGAATACTAGGAATTCACAGCCGTATTCACGACGAAACTTTTCTTCTCCGATTCGACCAATCTCAGCTTTTTGCCATTCTTCGTCCCTGTCCGGATGTTCGTCCCAAGTAGCTCTGAATCCATGGAAGCCGTTACGACCTACATCTTGTTCGTTACCATGTTCATCAAATTTGTCTTCTGCTTGCTTCCAAATTGTCGCAAATGTGTCTTCGTCTGAGTTAGGTGTAGAAGTAAGAATTGCTCTACCACCTGTTGCCAGTGTAGGCGAAATGGAAGTCCAGAACTCTTCTGCAATGTTAGGTTGTACGAATGCAAATTCGTCTGCATATAAAAGAGATATTGACATACCACGTCCAGTGTTGCCTGTTGTAGTTTGGCTTACAATTCTGCTGCCGTTTTCAAATTCAATTGAACCTTTGTTGTACGAAGTAACACCTGCTCGAATAAAGTCAGGACACATTTCGTATACATAGCGTATACGCTGCATGATTTCCTGTGCACCTGTATACTTGTGTGCAGCAATAAGAATAGTTTGATCCGGATGAAACATTGCATACCAAGCAAGATAGATAGCAGCACAGGTTGTATTGTGTGTTGGAATCATAGACTTTCCGCAAAGAAACAAATGTTCATCATTATCTACTTGAATACACCTAACTGGCACTGATTCTACTTCTGTAATATCAGTAATATAATGCCGAGTATTTTTTTGATGACCTTTGCAGTTATCTTGATATTGTGCTTTTCGTGATAACTTAAATACTTTATATTTTGTTGTTGCAAACCCAATGGTGTAATATTTTTGTCCGTTAATGACCTTGTAATTACATCTATTTTTAATACCTAGCGATGATAGTAATTCTCTAACTTGTTCTACTAATTTATATTTTTTTTGATAAAATTCGCATCTTCCGCTTCTTTTATCAATAGAACCGTCTGTATCCATTAATCCCTGCAATAACTCTAATCTTTGGTTTACTGATCCTCTTAGATAAATTTCAGGAATATGTTTATTTTTTAAAAGATTATTTTTGTTTAACTTTGTTTTTAAACCATAAATAGTTCGATTTTCACTATTTATACTGGCTCCGTTAGGAAATGCTTTTGATATTTCAAAGCCTCGATTAATGATTTCATTAATTATTTCTTTATTATCTATTATAGATTGTGTATATCTTGCGCCTGCACTTTCGCCGTCGCCTAGCCACAATCCTAAAACATAAGGATCAATAGGTAATTCAACATCTTGTGTTTTTATTTCTTCGGCAGCTTGAATATAAACACAGGTATTTTTAGATTCTATGTATTCTTTTATTTCCTCTGTTGTTTTAGTCTTAACACCAGTGCGCCAAAATCTCGAGTTAACATTCCACAAGTGTTCTGCATCTGCTATTATAGTTTCACTGTTGTCGAATGTAACTTTATAGCACTTGTGATTGTGCATTACATCTGTTGCAAAGGTAACAGTTGTTTCATTACCGTCGGGACCTAAGATTTTGTCACCTACTTGAATATCTCCCATAGTAGTCCAACTAGTTTTAGTAGGAATAGGAGTATCAAGAGCCAAGGCCTTTCCTGTCTGTCTTGGCATCATGTTTATATTAAATCGATGGTTATGGTAACTGTACATCAACCGTTCTTGATATTCGTAAGGTTCGAACAGCAGTTTGCCTTTTACAGGATGTTGAATATAAGCAAAGTTTTTAGCAAAATGTAAATACCCGTCATCAGGATTCATGCACTTTACCAGATCCTCTACCTGCTGCTCAGTATATGTTTCCTGTTGGTTTGCCTTTTTAATTAAGACGCCATCTAGTGATTTTGTTGACATACAGTTACTTACCAGAATAATAGGGCTCTTTAGAGCCCTATTGAAATATTATCTTATTCTTTTTGCTAATCTATTAATATCTGCTTCTTCGGTTGATTCCATTTCAAAATCGTCAAGATAATCCAACCCGGAATCGCCCATATCTGCCATAGCACCGTATGCTTGACTGATTCTCTTAGCAAGCCTACTGCTAGGTGCTGCTTCGTTGGTTTTCTTTGTACGATTTATATAATGATCAGTATCTTTACCGTATCCGTGTCTACGAGCCATCATACGCAATTCATCATCAGACTTACCAGACAATTTTTGTGCTAGTTCATCATCGGGCATATTAGCTAGTTTTTGTTTGTATTTGATAACCGAAGAAGGCATACCTTCGTTGGTTTTCTTTTTTTTGGCATCCTTGGCTGCTTTTTTCATTGGCTCTTTTTTGTCGCCGTCTTTGTCTAGATCAATATAATCTGGTTTTGATTTCTTTTCTGCCAAAGCTTTCATAAGCGAAGAACGAATAGCTTCTTTCATCTCATCTTCGCTATCTGATTCATAAGTAGACCACTCGCCGCTGCGTTTCGGTTTGCCTGGTTTCATGAATCTTTTTTGATTCATTTTGCGATTTTTGTCACGACTCATTTTGTCTAACTCGCCAGGTTTGAATTTCGGAAACAACTTTTTGCTTAATTCGTCATCATCGTCAGCTTCAACAGCCATTGCATTGTCACCATCTTCTGCATCAGCATATGAATTTTTAGGACGGTTAATACC